GAGAGATACGACCTTGTGCATGACATTGTTGGCATTATTACTGAAGATAACTTTACCCCAAGATTTACCAAGCATTGATACCTACAAGCCCATGCACTGCGTGGGTTTGTGGATTATCAATCCTGATAGTCATAACTGCTAGGAGAATTAAATGGAATCGACTACCAAATTAGATTTATCCCAGTTTTACGGGACTGAGAATTACTACTCAACATTCATTTTTGCACCTAAATTGGTTCACACTGATGGGGTTCAATACTTTGCCGACAATGCAGGTAATGGTGCTTACTGGTTCTTGGATATTGTTGCTACCGAGATTTATCCCTTGACCAAAAAAGACCCATTCTTGGCGATCAACCTGAAAGCAGAAGATGGTGAAGCCACAATCTCAGTTGAGGATGGCGATCTCGGTCTGCTTTTCTCTAAGCATATTGCTCACACTGACTGCCCTAGCGGACTCTATGAGTTCTTCCTGACTGACAATGTTCTCATGCTGACCTCGGAGCATTAGCCATGACTACATACTTTATCGGCAAAGAGACCTTTACCGCACCATTGATTATGGAAGGCAGTTGGGGCGAAAAGGATATCGGGACTCACGAATCCACCATGGAGTTGTATTTCAATGATGATGCCACTGGGTTTATTGAGTGGGATATCGAGAATGTGGGTTTTGAGCATATTGGTCTGTGGTTCACCATTGACCAGTTTGGTATCCGCACCTTGGATGAATATGATGGGGTCATGTGCCTGTCTGACAAGGCAATAGCCCTGTTGCGTAAGTTTGATGTCATTGTGCCGAAGGAGTTTGAATAATGAGAATCGTTGAATGCCAAGATACTGGTCGGATTCTGTGGCGGGAATGGAAGTGCCAGTGCAATAGAAAGGTTTGCTCGGATGGTTCAGGCGAGGATGTTGCCTGTGATTGTGGGCAGTTGTTCAATGCCTTTGGGCAAAGGTTAGTTGATCCTTGCCTGTGGGAAGAAAACGAAGATTACTAGGCAAACTGAGGATGACTTGAATAGTCGAAACCCCCCTAATTACCTTACTGAGTATATGACGCAATATGCCTGTATGAGTAAACGAAGCAGTCGGGGGGTCTTTGTCAAACTGCTAGGAGATATGGATATGCCGACAATCAAAATCAAAGCCTATGATGCAGTCATAAATTGCGACTGGTTAGGTAATGGTGCAAGTGTTTTACTCGGAGTTGTAGAGGAAGGGCATCCTGAAGATGCCTATTTTGATAGTTGGGCAGATGAGAAGATTTACTTCTTCCTGACTGAGCAAGAAATGCAATCGCTGAAAGTGGGTGATGTTCTTAATGATGGTGAGGACTTCACCATTGTTGAGATTGATAAGGTTGATCCCACTGTTTTTGAAGTTGAATACATACTTGAGGAGTGCTAATCATGGGATGGACTGGGACACAATGGTTTGGGTCTGGAAGCCGTAAGGACTTCTTGAAACATACTTTTTTACAAAAGAGTGAGACGCATACTTGGTGGATATCGGATGTCTCCATGCGTGGTGCAGTGGCTTACTGTATCCATTGGCAAAGGGATGAAACCACTGGGATAGAAACCCATGAGGGAATGGTTATTCTGACTGAAAAGCGTAAAAATGATCCGCATTGGATTTATCACAAAGAAATGGGCGAGACTGTATTGCCTTATTACTTTGACGCACCTGTAAGCCTGATTAAGAAGTTAAACGAGTTGGGCGAGCCATTCAATGACAATGCTCGTCAATGGCGGGATCGTTGTTTGGAGAATGCTCAACGAGCCAAGATCAAGGTGGAGTTGGGGACAATCATCCAGTTTATGAAAACCTTTAAGTTCACCAGTCGCACTGGTGGATCATTTGAGGAAAACACTTTCACAATCGCTACGGACTGGAATGGGAAGAAAGCATTTAGGACTCAAACTGGGCAGTTGTGCAGAATCCCAAACTGGAAGAAGTTGGAGTATCGGGTATTGGGGGTGCAGTAATGTGGGACTGGATCGTGCCAATAGCAATAGCCTACACTGCCTATGTGGTGTGGAGTGCAATCGTTGTATTTAACTAAGGAGAGTGTGATGAAAAAACTGGATCAAATGAACAACAAGGAGTTGGATAACTACTGGGAAGATGTTGCCAAAAAACTGTTGTTGCATAAACGAATTGTTAATGTGCGTTATCTGACCAAGGAAGAATCAGCAGATATGGGTTGGTATGAACGGAGTGTGGCATTCCAAACCCAAGATGGATTGTGGTTCTTCCCTAGTCGGGATGATGAAGGTAATGGGGGTGGTGCATTGTTTACCAGTGATAACAAAGAAAGTTGTTTGCCAGTAATGCCCTGAGTGATACTTCTATGCCTTTGTGTGAGGGCATAGGGATTGTCATTCGGCAATCATAACTTTAACTGCTAGGAGAATGTTATGGGTTTAGATATGTATTTAACTGCCAAGAGATATCTTTGGTCTGACAAGGACAAAGAGATCGCAAAGGATATCAATGATGCAGTAGGTGTGGAGTTTAATCCTGAGAAACGATTTGTTGGTTCAAGCATGATGGTCAAAGAAGTATCTATTGATGCCATGTATTGGAGAAAGGCAAACGCTATCCATGGGTGGTTTGTGGAGAAATGCCAAGGGGGTAGGGATGAATGCCAAGAGACCTATGTTCCAAGGGAGAAACTGGTGGAGTTGCGGGATTTGTGCAAGAGCATTCTTGACAATCCTGATGCTACTGGAGATGCGGATTTAGAGCCGACAGAGGGATTCTTTTTTGGGTCATACGAAAAAGATGAATGGTATTACCAAGACTTAAAGAACACTGTCGAGGGCATTACCAATGCATTGTCGTTGCCTGAACATAAATACGAGTTTTACTATCAAGCCAGTTGGTAAAGGAGATAAATATGCAGAACATTTGTGAAGATGGGTATCAAGGAAATCATGATCCAGTATCGGATGATCTTGAAGTGCAAATGAGCACTGAGGTATTAGACGATAAATCGGTTGTGGTTAATTTTGATGTCTTTGATAACGATCAAGGGTGCGTTGTCAAAATGGGTGGATATGTCATGGTCAAACAAGATGATGAGGGAAAGTGTTTTTCTGTCTTGGTATTTGATGCAGATGGCAATATCCAATCAGAAACCCATGTGCCATTTAACTTTCAGGAGTGCTAATTATGGACTTTGATGAATGGTATGACAAATACAAACCGATTAAGAATCACCTTGCAAGGGGTGAGAATCGGGATTACTTTGAGACCTATGACCTTGAACTGGGTTATGTCTTAGGTATTGCAGATACTCAGCCCAAAAGGGTGTGGACTTATGTGGATGGGGATGGTGGGACTTATGTGGTGGATGGTTATCACTTGGTCAATCGTATCTATTACTACATTACCGAAGTGCCATACGAGGGTGATGGGTTAGAGGTCTGCGTTAGCACTGATGAACATGAGGAGTGTGAGGATGCCTAATTACTATCGGTGGGGTTTGCGTAGATTACGCAATCTTCTGGTCGAACTTAAAACTGGCGGGGTTGGCATGAAAGATATGCTAATCATTCGACAGATTGAAAACCTTATTTGGGAGAAAGAGAATGCCTAATTTAGTTGATGAAGTAATCGAACAAATCAGGAGTGATGTTGCGGTAGGTGATATGACTGCCATTGAGGAATTCTTAATAATTGCTTTATTTTATGTGCCTGAAAAATACTTAATTGCTTACTTATCTGAGGAAAAACAAAATGCCTAATTGGTGCGATAACACTGTGTATATAACCCATGATGATCCCAAGAAGATTCAGGTTCTTGTGGATGCGTGGAAAGCAAACAAATTCTTTGGAACTATTTATCCTGAGCCTGACTACACCAAAGTTAAGGTCAAACCAACATTCCCGCAAATCACGGGGAATGACGATCCAGTTAGCGTTGAATCAGCATGGTGGGACTGGCGGGTTCAGAACTGGGGAACAAAGTGGGAGATCACAACGGATGAAGCCTACATTGATATTCAGGAAAATGAGATAAAAGCATCATTCGCTACTGCGTGGTCTCCGCCTACGGGCATTTTTGACAAACTGGTAGAGGATGGGTATGGGGTCAATGCTCTTTACTACGAGGGTGGTTGTGCATTTTGCGGTGAGTATGTAAATGGTTCAGATGAGACCTATGACATTAGCGGTAAGTGGATGGATGTCAAAAACAATATCCCAGAAAACATTGACCTTGAGTTTAGCATCAGCGAGAGCATGAAAGAATGGGCTATGCAAGAACTGGCTGATGAAATTGAGGAACTGGAACAGTCTTTGTCAGAGGATAAAGACAATCACGAAACGATTGCCCAGTTGATCGCCAAGAAAAAAGAACTTGAGGAGATGGAAGATGCCTAAATTCACGGGGTATGTAAAGCATATTTATTACTACAAGGTTGAGGTAGAAGCCGATTGTTGGGGGACTGCTAAAGACAAAATTTGGGAAACCAACATTCATTTGGCAAAGCCTGAATACACCGATTCAGAGGTGGTAGATGTTCAGGAGTTAGAAAATGCCTAAATTCTATGTAGTGTTTACAGAGGAATCCACAAAAGATTATGGCTACTATGTTGATGCTAAAAGCAAAGAAGATGCCCATCAGATAGCACAAGATAAGTATTTAGCCATGGAAGATGCCGATTGTATTAGCACAAGTTATTCAAATACTTTAGGAAGCGAGGTGGAAAAAGCATGAGCAAAGAACGACACCTAAAACGGATTGCCAAAATACTGTGGGATAAGTATGAGGATGAGATAAGGGAAAACGAAGATTGGTTTTGGGCTACTAGAAATTGGGAGATCAATTTCACCTACGAGCCTGATTCTGAAAGCGTGGTTGCATACAAACGCACAAATGGCATGACCGATTGGAGTGATTCCGTAGTGCTTGAAAACAGAAAAAAAATATGGAAGGAGTTAGATCATGCGTAGATATGGAATGAGTGTCAAATTTATTGGCACGACTTATGTTGAGGTGGATGTGCCAAATGGTGAAGATCCTGAAGAATGTGGGATGGATGTGGCTAACCCAAAAGATGTTGATAACTGGGAGATCGTTGAGGTTTACGGATTAGATGAGGTAGATCCGAATGACTAAAAGTATCTTAGAACTGATTAGAGAACACTTAATTACATGGCCTCAGTCGGTGGATTCCCAGTTATGGAATGACCGAGTTGATACCTTAATTAAGAGGGTTGAGGAGTATGAGGAAAAGAAAGATCCAAAACCTGAGTAGATTACCTAGCAGTAAAAGGAAACCCCCAGTGCCGTAAGACTGGGGGTTTTTCTATATTATCTGGCTATAAGCACTTTTTTGAGGGATTGAGACATCCTAAATAGACCATGAGCAACATAGTCATCATTGAAATCATGCCCGATTGTGTCGCTGATCCAATAAGGTTTGCCTGTCTCTTTGGCGATTCTTTCTCCGACACCACTGGCATCATTGTCAGCAACGACTATCCCATTGGGGATAAGCCTTGCTACTTCCTTGAGGTTGCCTGCACTGAAGCAGACATGGATTGTGTATCGCATTTTATTGGCTCTCATTACCGCCTGAATCGACAAACCCGTAGCAAGACCCTCGCAGAAGATCGGGATACCTTTTGCGTCAAAGGTGAAAGTTGCCCCCTTCGTCTGTTGACCATAGAGAAACTTCTTATCCCCCTCGTCATTGATGAGTTGGCATCCTACTATTTTTCCATCTTTCCGCATCGCCACTACTAATTTGCCGTCATGCACTGGCATTTTTTCGTCTGGAAATCCTTTTTTTAACAAGTAGGGGTGGTGCATAACTTCAGTATGGTGCATGATCCAGCCCGCTTTTGCACAAGCACGATCAGCCAGAGCCTTGCGTTTTTGATCTTCTTGATCCCGCAGTTTTAGAAACTGTGGGGTTGTTGCATAATTTCCGTTATTTCGCCACATACTGGGTTTATCCATGGTTGCCCAGTTTTGCACCCAGCCAACATCGCCCATGAATTTATACCGCCCATTACGCTTGTGGGGATGGTCATCTGTTGAGGTTGCTACCCACTTAAAGGGAACAACATTGTTAATAATCAGCCCATGGGAACGGGCAAAGTCTTCAAACCTCATCTATCTCTCCTCTTTGCCCATTGAATGTCTTTACTCCTGATCCACTTCTGGGTAGTCATGGATGGGGGGATGGTGGTGTCAGCCAAACCTTTAGGCCATACCCCAAACTTTTCCCGATACTTATGACTAGCCCAGTTGGGGTTATATCTTCTCTGCTCTGCGATATACAGGAGTTCGGAGTAAAAGATCTGCTTGTCATCTTTTTTTGCCTTGATACCCGATACCAGTTCGATTAACTCACCCGCTACGGCATCTATTTGGTTGCGTCTCTTGCGCACATGACCACAGGCAGGACAAGTATCACTGTTCTTGGGCCATAAATACCCACAGGATGGGCATTTAGACTCATTTTTGATCTTCTCAGTGGGTTCTTTCTTGGCTTTTTCTTGCTTGCCACGCAAAGAACGCACCCCATCCTCATATATTTCATCCCAATCACTACGAAAACGAATGTAGTTGCCAGAATGATCAAGCCATAGGGCAAACTCCTTACCTTCGTGCGCTCGCATAACACGCCCCATCTGTTGGATATGTGAGGACAGGGATTTAGAAAAGGGTCGGGCAGAAACTCCGATCATTACATCCGATACATCAAAGCCACGGGTCAGAATGTCGGTGGCTATCAATCCGTTGATCTGAGTATCTGGCTTGGCAAAGTCTTCAATCGCAGCCTTCTTGAACTCGTCATTATCTTTGTAGGATATGGAGACAAAGTTATATCCCTTGATGGCAAACTGCTCTACAAGGTCTGCGCCATGGGCTACACCCGAACAGAACACAATGGTCTTCATGGGTTTGCCATAGATTTCATGGGTCTTTTTGATCCACTCATCTACGATATCGCCCGTAATACGCATACCTCGTTCTGTTACTTGGTCAGCAGACCACTCGCCAGCGACCTTCTTTACCCCAGTCATGTCAATCTCTTTGGCAATATAGACCTTTAAGGGGGTAAGCCATTTCTTATTGACTAGATCTTCGGTGGTTGCGCCACACACCACATTGGTATAGAGATCCCCTAGCCCCTTAGTAAACGGGGTTGCGGTAAGCCCTATGACCTTGATGTGGGGGTTATTTAGGATGAAGTCAGATGTCTGCTTCCTAGCGATATGGCACTCATCCACGATCATTAGATCGACCTCTGGAAAGTCTGATCTGCGTTCTAGGGTCTGGGCAGAACATACCTGAATGCGGTTACTGCGGTCAAACATCCAGTGGTCAGCCTGAAACACACCATGGTTGATGCCATATTTGGTCAAGCGCATACTGGTTTGATCGACCAGCACCACCCGATCTAGGACCATGGATGTTCGTTTGTAGTTATTGGATGTGGCTTTCATAAGGTAGATTGCTACCTCAGTTTTGCCAAATCCAGTTGGTGCATAAAGTAATTGGGATCTATGACCACGCTTAAATCCCTCTCGTAGAGCATCTACCACGCTGATTTGATGCTCACGCAATTCTAAAGACTGCATGAAAACTCCTAACTGTTAGGATTCCCCCCTAACTTGGGCTTGGGCAATTATTTGCCCAGTTCTTTTTTAAGTGCTTCCTCTAACTGCGTTGCCAGTGCGGTAAGGAATCGGGCTTCTTCCAAAGCCTCTTTGAGTTTCCTTTCATTGGCTAGTTCGTATGCGGTGCGGATCGTATGCTTGATCGCTGTGCATACATCGGAGTAATCGGTCATTCTGTCTCCTTCTCTAGTTTTTTAAGTTTGTTCATTAATGATTTATTGGTTCTCATTAGTTCGGAGTTGCGGTTCTGATACATATCCCTGCCTTCACGCAAGGATTTGTTCTCAATCTCCAATACTCGGATCTGCTCACGCAGGTTCTTGATGGTATCTTCGGCATCAATCTTCTCAATCTCCGAGGCATTCCACTGTCCGATAGCAATCTTGTCCCGTAGCAGGGTGTTTTCGTCTGCTAGTGAGTTCACTGTATCGGTCAGTTCGTTTACCTTTTGCTCCAGTTCTGCGGTGGGGCTCTCAGTTGTGACATCAGGCTTGGTGGTTGGTCTTTGGGTTGACGCCTTTTTCTTAGATTTGTCGGTCTTCATGGTTGTTGTGTTGCCATGCTTATCGACATAAGTAACAGTGGTTTGGGCTGGCGCTTTTGCTTCTTCTTGCATCGCTACACGCACACGCCCCACAGTCATGCTGGAGACATTCAGTTCCTTGGCAATATGGTTGTTTGACATTTTGCCGTATTCCTCATCGGCAAGCATAATGCGAATAATTGCACGAATATCTTCTGCTTTGAGACGATTACCATGCTTGTTGTTGGCTTTCCATGCGTAAAACCTTGCTTCACGTAGTGTGCCCGTATGAACAATGGCTTCGATACTGGTTAGCCCATTGGCTTTATAACCAAAGTAGCGGTGGAATCCATCGACTAGCCAGTACTCTGAGCCATCATGGAATACCTCGACTGGTGGGAATACCACGCCCTCACGCATAACCTCGGCATATTCTTTCACTAGGTCTTGATCCAGCTTGACACGGGGCTGAGTCCCCCCATCGGTGCGGATGTTTAGTAGGTTTAGTTTCTTCAATTTTTTCTCCTAAAATGGGGCTTCTTCAAACACATAGGCTGGTTTATCTTGCTTCAATCGCTTGTACGACCAGCCCTTACGCACAGCGACTAAACTCTTTGCTTCCTCTAAGCGCCCGACTATTCTCATCAGTTCGCCTGTCTCATCTCGTATCTCGTATTTCGTCATAGTTAAGTAAGTAATACAGTCAAGTAAGAAGAGTTGCTTTTTGGTGAACGCACCTAGCCTCTCCTAGGTTGCCTTCAACTGTTGCTTTTTGGAGCCACAGCACCCGCCAGACGTTCGATCAAGGACTCTGGCTTCGCCATCCTTTCCCCTGTTTCAAATCTAATCCCACAGTAGGGGTTCTTCCCATATAGCTGCTGTTATGTCCGACCTATATGGTGTAGCGAGGGGAGATAAAGTGGAGACGATTGCAGTTACGCAATCATCCACACGATATTTCTCCTAGCACGATTAGATTAAACCAACAGAAATATTTTTGCAACAAATTTTTGCACAAAAGAAAAACCCCCAGGAGTGTGAGCCTGGGGGTTTTGTGGTGAGTGTGTGTCACCGAGGGGCTTGCATTGCACAAGTCTCTGCTAGGAGATTTATCGTGCGTTACCAGTGTGGGCTGGTACACTAAATGTACCACATGAGAGGAATAAATGTCAATATATTGTGTTCCATAGACATCCATGGGCATCCATAGACATCCAAAGATATCTATTTGATATTAACCATGCCGTTCTCAAAGAGCCAGCCTATAGTCTTGCGGTGGGCTTCTTCCCATAGATCTCTGCGTTCTTCCTTGCTCATCTGGTAGCCCTGATCCAGATTGGAATGACAGCGATAACATAATGCTGCAATGCGGTAATCGTGAGCTTTTAAGGATCTGCCCTTGCCGTCACGGAGCTGATTGGAGTGCGCAGCGCAGACAGTTCCATCTTGTTTGCCACAGTTCTGGCATGGGCTGGTTCTAACGAGTTCTAAGAGCTTCTTATTGCGGTAGATGGTCATACAAGATCATCGGGGGAATAGACATCATAGCGAGCTCTCAAAGCTATTCTGACTTTATCCAAAGCAGACTTCTCCAAAAAAGATACATAAGCACGGGATATACCCATCTCTTTAGCTATCTCTTCGTGGGTTCGTTCTGCTTCAAAACCCGTTGTTTTATTAACATCTACCATCGTCTTCATCATTTATCCTCACACTAGAAGACACATTGTATGCCCGATTCCAAGCTGCTTGCCAGACGATCCAATAATTTTGTAGGATCTTTTGAGGATGAGGCCAAGGCTCTATGTTATTCATAGCCCATTGATTAAATTCTTCTTCCATTCTGTTCATATTAATATGGAATCCCAGCTTGTCTTAATATATTTTGTAATCTTTGGCATTCAGCCTGAACAATATGCAACTGCTCTCGCAACATCTGTTCTCGGTCTTCTTGGTCATTAATGGCTACCATACCCGCAAACGGGATAGGCTCATAGCTTGCCCCGCTAGTTACTACGTGTGGGGGTGATGCGTTTTCACGATCTTCGGTAGTCCAAGTGGTCATTTATCTTTCTCCTTCAATAGTTTTCTTTAGATCTGCAAATCGTTCTGCCTGTGCCTTATTCATCGCTATGCTAGACTCCAAACCCTTTTCTAGTTGGGCAATGTAGTCTGCTTGTTGGCGAAGCATATTGGCGGCATTATCAAACAACTTGTAATCTGTTGGATAATACGGCTCAGTTTCCTGAAGTGCATCTGCTAATTCGTATGCGTTCATTTCAACACCTCTGCTGATTTAAGTTCGCCTGTTGTTTTATCAAAAACAATTTTAATGTTGTAGTCATGGTCTTTAAACAATGGCGTTCCAACCCATAACGACTTTACATTCATATTTGGAATTTGAAGTCTGCCGTAAAAACTTACTTCATTTTCGTTATCAGGACTTTTATCAAACCAATCTAAATTCATTTAATCCCATGCCTTTCTTCTATTGCTCTAGCAAACTTAATATCTTCTTCAGTCCAATCATCTGCATATAGATTCCAATAAATTTCACCTATTTCCTCATCACTTAATGGCTTTGTTTGCTTTTCCAACTCCGCTATTCGGTCTGCTTGTTGGCGAAGCACATCAGGTATCTCATGGATAAGCCTGTCATATTCTTCTCCTACAAACATTTTTTGTAATTCATCTGCTAATTCGTATGCGTTCATTTCTGAATCCTTTCCCATAACTCAGACAACGGCATCCCTTTGATCTCTCTCCAGCCAACGTATATACAGGCATACATAATAAACAGGAAGAAGCTAAACACCACTATAAATATCAGCACCGCACAGGTAGCCACAAACAGGGCAAACATATTGAGGATGGTGACTATCATTTTTTAACTCTTTTTTTAATTGCTGGCAATCCTATTGTTGATTTTGGCTCTCTAGCTTCCATCATCTCATCTGCATATTTATATGCCAATACTGCTGGCTCTTCTCCAACATCATAGTTGCAAGACAAAATTCCATTTAAAGCAAACATAGCCATAAGATCACGCAGATACTCTCTATCTTGGTCGGTCATTTCTTAATCTCCAATCCTTCAATTTGATCCGTTAGGATAGAGCCAAGATCTTTCCCTTTTATGGCTATCATCTGAGCTTCTGGACAGTCATAGACAAGCTGGGCTGCATCCTTGACCGCCTTGTTATAGCCACTGGTATATGCATCATTCCCATCAATAATCATGCAAATAGCATCCCGTATTAGCTTGGATGCTGTGCGATTTTTGGCTTCTTTCTTTAGCCGAGTATGCATCTCGACTGGCAGATATACCGAATAGGGAACTAACTTTTTTTGTTCCATTCGTTAAATTCCTTCATTAATTTGTTAAATAAAATCCTTGCTGGTTCATTGGTTTTAAGTTCAGAACGAGATTGAACATTCAGATAATTGCGTAGCCAGTCTGTTGCCATCTCCTCTTCTTCCTCAAAGATCTGCCCATCGTCATAGAGATATCTCCAAAACTTAGGGTCACGGCATAGTAAACCAGCAGTGCGAACATACTTATCCCCAACAAACTCTTCTCTGTTTAACGGGGACTCATCTGCTCCAATCCTGACCATGACAACCTGATATCTAGCACCGACAAAATCCCGAAGGAGATCCTCTGGAATATCGTCTGGGTGCATAGATAGGGTCAAAACATAGCCAGTCTTATCCTGTTTGAGAGCAACCTTAACTCCCTCAAATTGGATTGTCTTCATTGGCTTTTCCCAAGTCCTAATTGATGCTCAAGATAAGAGATCACAGCCTTGTAACCAACAATCTGATGATTTAACTCCGCAATCTGAACATCCTTAAGATCAATGGTTTCATGTAAAGATGCAAGATGAGACTCTTTGTACAAACTAATTTTTTGTTTAGCGGAGTTTGCAAATCGCTCAGCCTCAGAATTGATATCGTCAAAGGTGTATATCTTTTTAGTTCTTCCCATGTCTGCTCCTAGTAGGGTAGGTCGTTATCAACAGGCTTGACATACGGCTCAGAGGCAGAGATTGATAAGGTCTTCTTGCCATTGATCTCTTTCTTCCATCCAGCCACGGAGATCTTAATGAGATCATCATCCGTTTTGGCAAGCATATCTTTTAGGAAAGACCGATCAAGGTTCAAATCACCCCGTACATCAGGGTGCATATCAGTCTTCTTCTTATCGTTAGGCCACAGTGTGCCTGTATTGGGTTTTGGTACAAATGCCATTACGCTTCCTCCTTAGTAAATTCGTTTTTCTTGGCAGTAAACTTGCCCATCATTTCCTTAAAGAACGTGGCATCGGTAGCCTTAACAGTATCAAACAACACTTTGTTCTTCTTAAAAATCAACATAACATCTTCCTCGTTCTCGGTAAGATCAAGTAATGCGTGTGAAGCAGTCTTGATTAGATCAAGCCAGTCTTCTGCGTTCTCGCCTGGTTTTCCTGGTGCTACGATCTGCCACTCGCCCTTCTGACCTTCAATCTTTGGAACTGGCTTTGGCGTAGGCTTGGACTCAACCTTGGCTACTGGCTTTACTTCTACCGCACCAGTAGTGGCATCCAAGGCATCATGCTCCACGATCTCAAAGGCATTAGTCCACAGATACCTACGCAGATAGGTCTGCACCGCACCAAGGTTCTGTACATCATGGCAACCTTTGAGGGCTGCTGAACTCATGGGCGATGTAAACATGATGGATGTGCCATCTTCTACATCGTTGATCTGTAGGTATGCCATATGCTCGGTAAACGACACCGCACCGCACAGCCCTATCTCATGGCAGATTTTCTGAATTGCTGGAAGAAAATCGCCTAACTCAAAGTATTCGTAGCCAGCAAACTTATTCTTGCCTGACTTCGTTAACTTTGTACCCTGTAGCAACATCCTAGCCTGTTGCAGTTTTTTATACACACTCATATACGCTCCTTAATTAACAACCGATTGGTTTCCATGGTCCATTGACTTTGGTGTCCCAACAGCACATACCGCCACGACCATCAGACTCGCATTTGACCTGAGCCATAGCACCAGTGGATAACAAAGCGATAAACGCCACAGCAATTAGCTTCTTCATACATTCTCCTTAGTTGATAAATAATCCCGATACTGTTGGCAGTACTGGGAGACTGGGCAAAAGTTTGCACACCGAGTACGTTCGCCCTGACGCACTTCGATCTCATAGTCCTTGCCTAATTGCTCTAAGGCTTCTTTGGCAAAGACTTCTGATTCATATAAGGCTTTCGCCCTGACATTACCTTTCTTACGCACCGCCCATACTGTGGGCTTTTCCCACATCTCTTCTGGGGTGCAGTCTGGCAAACCGCCATCGGTTTCAATGGCAAACTCACAGGCACTGTGTAAGGAGATCCGCTTGGCAATATAAGCCTCACGCTCTTGCATAGACCACAGGGTCATAGGGATCTCAAGGATTGGGGCTTTTGGATAGCCTTCTTTCTCACGATCTCGTCTGCTCCAATCACGCAACATGGCTACGATGGTGACTGACTTAACAGGCACTTTCTTAACCTTCTCAACAAGCCATGCGTAGATATTCAACTGACTCTCCCAATCGGGCTTATCGTTCATAGCAGCCCAAACAGAGGTGAACTTATAGTCCTTGACATGGATGCCATCAGACTCAACCTCTTGGAGATCAATCGCCCCAGTGATGTGCCAACCATCATGCTCAACATGAATCCGTTGCTCAACGATGTGGTTCTCATCCTTGCCTTGTTCTAGGAAGTTGTGCATGGCTGATCCGACTACTGACCATACCATTTCAGATACATCTTGCTCCAGTTCATCTTCGAATTTACGGGTAAGCGCCACGATCTTAGGGCTATTGAGTAACTGTGTAGCCGACAAATGTGCCTTGCCCTTGTTGTAGGTGGGTCTTTCGAGTACGTTAACAAAGGTCTGGGGGATGTTGTATAGGTTAGTTAATTTCATGCTTAGTCCTTGTGGCTAATTCCATCTGCATTTGTTCGTACATATGTTGGCGCATCATTCGGAAGAACTGGAGTTTCTGATCCCGTTCATCTCTCTTATCCTCAAAGTATTTGCGCTCGTCCATGCGAGTCTTCCATCCCTTTCTCATTTGCTTGCCATCAATAAAACAATGCCAAGAATCATGACAAACCCAGTGCATCCGATTAATACCATGCGCTCTATGTTGCGCTGGCGATGCCACTCTGGGGGGAAGATAAACAGGCTTTGGATATAGATCATGTCCTCATCATCAATGGGCATGGGCTTAGGGCATTCGTTATAGCGACAGCCAATCTGAATGCCTTTAGAGGTGGTATACGGAATTGTTTTCATTTAGTTCTCCTAGCAGTTAAACTAGACTCAAGTATCTATCATAGTTTTTGCTATGTCAATAGGTTGTACCCAATATAATTCATGTGCTATATTCTCACCATAACACTGTTATGGTGACATAGGGAAAACACTAATGCATATACAACTCGTATTACCTTATCCACCCAGCGTAAATCATTATTGGGGGCAGGCTGGTAATCATCGATTCATTGGCAAGAAGGGCAAAGAGTTTAGGGCTGCGGTATCCAATGCCGTATGTGAGGCTGGAATACAGCCCCTAGAAGGCCGTCTAGCGGTTCATGTGGCTCTATACCCTCCCGATAAGAGAAAGAGGGATATAGACAATGTTTTAAAGTCACTGCTAGATGCCTGCGAGCATGCGGGCTGTTATGAAAATGACTCCCAGATAGACGAACTGCACATTACTAGGCGTGAGATTATCAAAGATGGCTCATGCACAATTGTCATCATTCAGATCTAAAATGAAGATGCCGCAGCAATGTGGCTTCTTCACGTTTTGGGGGGCTTAGAACACCCCCCCTTTTTTTACAGCCCAGAGTCTAAGCGCATCTGGATAATTCCCTCTAGCAGCTCCTGCTTAGAACGCTGTAAATCCGTGATCTCCTCTCTACGTTGATCAGGCGTGAAGCGCTTGTCCTTTACCTCACCAGTTATGCGAATCTGGCGGTTTAGGTCACGCAAGGCTACTTCCATGCCAGTCACATAGTCACGGGCAGAAATCAGGTCAGCATGCTTATTAAAGTACTTGTCAGCCTCATCTGCCTTATCACGCTCTAAGAGCTTCATATAGGTCTCGTACTTGTTATCGACCATCTTCTTAAAGTCGTAGAACAATTCCTCGTTACCACGGGCTACATCAGGGGCAACAAATGAGCCATACAGTGGGTTCTGTCTGGTTGTAGCGCTTGGGCGGTCTTCTCCAAACATATTGGATAGCCACTGAACAGCAGAGCCAGTCGTTCCAAACAAACCACGAACTAGGTGATCTGCCTCGATTGGATTCAGAACACGCTTATTTTCCGTAAATGGAATGCCAGTCAAAGCACTGATAACCTTGCCAAGCTGGGAAGTCGATGCGGTGTATTGCTCCACAGCGTCTAAGTCTTCCATACCCTTGGGAGTTACTGTTCCACCAGTAAAGAAGTTACGATTTAAAGTAATTTCTACAAATGGTTTAACACCTGTTGAGATTAGGTTTGGACCAAGCAAGGAGTCAAATGCAGCTTCACGCAGAGCAGTCCGTAGTCGTGTGCCATCCATCTCATTTTCAGTTCCCTGTGTGGTTACATAGTTGTAAGTTAGCTCAGGGATAGACTTAAACATGAAGCTGGCAGAGGTGTGCATTGGGATAAGGATGTTGTTATCCAAGCCAGTCCAGTTTTTTGATAGGAAGATATTGCGAACTTTGGTTTGGTCATCGAGCTTCTGATACTCATCGTCATCACCAACAGCCATGCTGTAAAGCATTACATAGAAGCCAAAGGTAGCTCCAGTCTTAGCCAGCTGTGCTAAAGCAGCGCCACGGGCTTTGCCAGTCAAGCGTTTGCCAACTAAGGACATCGCCAAGATATCAATCTGCTGAGCGTATGCGTTCATAAACGATACAGTCTTGGTCAAGAACTGGGCGTGTCTAGCGCTACCACGCTTGAGGAAGTCGATTACGTTGTTGGCTTGAAGCAACGCAAGCATCTCATCGCCAGTCTGTCTGAGGGTATTGTTATATACCGACACACGCTGTCCGTAGTCTGAGGCATCGCCTACACGATCTAGCAGACCCATCAAGGCATCAAACTTGTTCTTTTCCATTAAACCGATCTGTTGCTTGTACTCAATCTCTGGGGTACGGGTATAGGACTGATATCCACCAATACCATAGGACTTGAGCATATCGACTACAGGATCATCAGATTGCAAGGCTTTAATGAAGCCACGGAATGTGCCAGCCCAGACCCTAGTTGGATCTTTTAATCCAGTGACCAAAGCTGCGGTAGGCGCATCCATGAACAGCTGACGGATCTGGAACTGAGGCCATAAGGTAACGCCTCTGCGTAAGCCATTTGCCAAGGCTGCAAGCATATCCATGGCTGGCATGCTGATATTCTCCATGCCTATTACAGACTCAGCAATCAACGGATCTTTGATCTCAATAACGATTCTGCGACCATTAACAAGAATGTTGGTGCGAACTGCTCCTTCTGGGGTACGACCTTCCTCTGGGAATACAGCAATCTGTCCCTTCTTATTACGGGTAGCGTACTCCTGTGCCACACGATTGGCAGCGTAGTTACGCATGGAGTTACGGGTAATCATGGCTACGTTGTGGAGCATGTTATCCACGATGTCATCAATATCCTTAACGACTACAGTATCCTCAAAGCGCTTCTCCTTGCCGACATTGGTTAGACGTTTCACGCCACCCATTTGTGAGGCTTGGTGTAGGTCTTCCATGTCATCCTGGATGCGATACCAAGGCACATAGTCCTTAATGCCTTTAAGCTGTTTAGCTCTTTTCTCGCTAATAATCTTGCCAAACAACATCATATCAATCATGTTGGAGTTGACTTGAGTCCAGTTATCGAGCATGGTGCGCAGCTCTGGATTTGTTTTTTCCAAATCGCCATAAAACTTGATCTGCTCTTCGTCAAAGCGAACTTTCTTCTTGGCGATGTTAATCATCCGCAAGCCTTTCTCAGCTTGAAGGATCTCATCTAACAGCAAAGCCTGACGAGCAGCCGAGGTTCTTGGATCACGCATCTCGTTGTTTAGGTCTTGGAGTTCTTTCTCTCTAGCCTTGAACTCATCCATGATGCTCTTAGAGCGCTTGGCTTCAAAGAATGTATTAATCATGTCAGTAGCCCGTTGCAAGCCTATACGCTCAATCAGATCATGCTTAGCCATTAACACATTAGCCATGGAGAATGGGCGTCTAATAGCTTGGAACATCTGGGTTTTGGCGTTAAACGCCAGCGCACCACGGATAATGACCTCAGAGGCAATATGACCAGCATGCAAGGCGTTAGTAACGGCAATAGAGGCAATAGCTCTCATTTCGCCATCACGCAACATACCCTCTAAACCTCTGGCTTTTTGCAACGCCAAATCAGCCATCTCTAAACCAGCACCATACCAAATATTCTTATTGCGAACAGAAGTTATGGCACGGACAATTTTTCCACCCATAGCCTGTGAAGCCATCAGAGGAGCATCTTTGGCATCTCTGTAGACTTGTCTTGCACCTCTAAATCCACCAAGCAACATATCCTTAACGCCACGGCTAGGCTTAACTGGGGTATGGTTTAAACCATCCTCTTGGAACTTCTTATCAAAGTCTTCTACGTTATTAAGAAACTTAAGTGCGTCTGCGTTATCAATGACATATTCAACCAGCATCGTATTTGTAATGCGTTGTTGATCGCCAGACATAATACGGGCAAACTCACGATGAATGGCTCTTTTGTTATCAAATCCTAGGATATCTTTAATTGTTTCCAACAGGCGCTGCATTGCTTTCTTAAATTTCTGCCAGCCACCGCCTAGCTGTGCCTTGAGTAATGGTTCAGCATTAACCGCCCAGTACTCTGATGGGTTGATGAACTGGTATAGCTTATGATCTGGAAGGGCGTTAGTAGCTTTTCTGTAATTTTCTTCTGTTGGCTTCTGTAGATAATCAAACACCGCCTCAAAGTAGTCTTGTGATACTTGATCTGTATTGTCTTCAATCGCCTTTTGTAAAGCGTCAGCCCATGCATTGACTACCGCAGTCTGCGCCTCTGGAGTCATCATCTGCTCCATGGAGTGGGCAATCTCATGGCGCATGGTCTTGTCTTTTGGTAAAGGACCAATAATGTCAAAACTCTTATATATTGTTACAAGACGTTTTACAGGCTCAAAATTACCAGACACGCCAGTCACTTTAGGTTGTTGAATTGATAATGACAGACCATCTAAAACTGCTGGATAGCGTGTAGCAAGGGCATCAACAACCCTGTATGTATCGTTATCTATGTTATCAGCTGCTAATTCAGCAGCGGCTTTAGCTCTAAACCATTCCGCTGTCTTGCGAGGTGGCTTGGTTTTGGCTATCTCTTTATTGATCTCTTTCTTTGCTTGCTCAAGGAATGTAAGCTCACGCTGGATATTGATGCCAATGTTGCCCTTAATGATCTGGCGTTTGATAGCAGATATGCCACGGCTTAACTCAGCGCTGCGCTTAATCTTTTCAGCCCTAATCTCATCTCTGCGAGTGTCAATCTCTTTTTTGGTAATGCCAGTAAATTCCTCTAGCGTTGTCTTGGGAGCAAACATCTTACGAGCTTGTTCTTGGCGGGTAATTGCTTTAAAGAACTGCTCTTTCTCTTTCATCAGGTAATCCATCGCTTTCACAAACTCAGATGGATCACGGGTGTAATTCAGCATGGATGAGCCACGCTTGTAGAAATCTCTGTTGCCTAGGGCATCAGTCAAATTCTTATCGAGGAAGTAATCGCCACCAGAGCGCTTGTTTGATGGCACTTCTATCATATATGTATCGCCACGCTTGGTAATCCGTATGACGTTGTCATCGCTGGCAATAACACCACCTAGCTCATCAAGGAAACGCAGCATGTCCTGTGGATTCTTAATGCGCACATCGGCTTGCTTCTTCTCACGCTCAAAGTCAAACTGGCGGGATAGAAGGATACCCTGTCCTGTTGTGCCATCGTTCTTGGTGTAAGTAAGGATCTGACCAGGATAGGTTGCAAATCCAGCCAGGATGTTGCCAGTAATCATCCAGCGTTTCTCACGCCTGACGGTTGCACCCTTATCAAAGATATCAATGATTGGGATGTATTCGCCTTGCTGGGTCTCTGGGTTGAGGTAGTTGACTACCGACTCTTTTTCCAGCGTATAGTTCGTGCCGATCTGCGAGAAGTTGAGAGTCAGGCTTCTGGAGTCACCGTTGGCTACAGCCAGCGTCATCTTCCAGTCTGATCCAGAGGCTGGGTTAGCCGTACGCTTGACGTTCTTGATATCGGTAATCATGCCGTAGACATATACGCCATTCTTATCTTTGATTGTGACTGGATCACCAATCTGAAGGTTTTGTAAGACAGAACGGATCTGCCCAGCCATGAGGCGTTGTCTACCTTGCTGCTCATCTATCTTGATGGGATCAGTCTCTTTCTCCTTGAGATCTGCCATCTTCTTGTTGAAGTATTCGTTCTCACGCTGATCGAACTCGTCAATAAAGTCCTTGGCGATCTGCTGCTTGGTCTTGCCATCAAGGTTCTTTTGAACCAGATCACGGACTTCTTGGCTGCTGTAGGGCTGAACTGTGCGGTTAACTTCTACACGCTCCATGTAAGCGGGAGCAGAGAAAATAGAATCCTCACCCTTGTCCTCAGTAATTGGCTCTATGGCTAATGTCTCAGCCTCTAAGTCAAAAGCCTTCGCCTCTAACTTGTTGCTTCCCATACTGTTCTCACGCTCCAGCAATTCGTTGTAGCGGTCAATCAAGTCAGAATAAACTTCTTCCTGTTGGGATAGTGGAAGGATTGGAATATAGCCAGTAAACCTACGGATGTCGGCTTCAAGCGCTTCGTTGGTATCCTCAGAAATCGCCAGCATCTTGTCACCACCCAGTGCCTCATGGATCTCTGGGTTATCACGCAGATACTCTTGGGCTACCTGACCACCGTAGTCATTCATAAAGTCGACCACGCCCTCAGCAGTAACGGCTGACTTACGGGATGCTGTGGTGTTGGCGTTGAGCGATGCCATCTTCTTGAGCAGTACGGCAGCTGGGCGCATCTCTGCTGGAATATCAGCCATCATCTGTGAGTAGGATGGGGTAATTACTTGACCAGTCCTGTGAACACGACCCAACATCTGCATGTGGGTATCGATGTTCTTCTCAGGCTGAACAATAATCATGTGGCGTTTTTTCTTATCCTTAAACTCCTTCTTGGCATGCAGAGACAAGCCAGTAGAACCTGCCTGATTCAGGATGATGACATCGGTTTCGCCACTGTTAAAGTTGCGCACCGCATTAACACGCTGCTTGATATTGGCTGATCTGCTGGTAAGGATAGGCTCGCCAGTAGCGTAGTTCAGGGTAATCGTGCGCCCTGTAATCTCATCGGTCTTATAGCCAGCCTTACGCAACTCGTTGTGCATGTAGTCGATAGGCGAGATTGGGGCTGAGCCAAAGCCAGAGTTTTGGATTTGCTCACGAATCTGGTTGTATCGTGCAACCAGAGTCGGACCAAGCTCTTCATCGGTTAATCTGCGCTTTGTCTTTTTGCCATCAGGAGCTTTGATGGTAATCATGCGCTGCTTATCTAGGTAGCGGACATATAGATCTGCAAAGGATAGATCGACCTTGTCACCGACCTCAATTCCCATATCCTCGGCATAGTTCTGTAAAAACGAGCCCATGGTGTTGGATACGGTCATTACTACCTTCTCACCAGCCTTGAGACGGTTGATAGCGTGACTGACAGATTCTTTAGCCTTCAATGACAAGAGCATCTGGTCAATCAGGTTGTGCATAACAGAGCCAAAGTTAGCACCTTGGACTGTTGTTTTCTCACCACCAAACTCAGCGACCTTCTTGGCTTCTTTATCAAATTGCTTCTGCATCTGCTTTAAAACAACATCTTTGCTGCGGGAGAACGCTAGGATGTCACGCATGGCGGTTGCCATGTTCTCAGCGGTCTGCTTGTCTACTGGAGTGTCTACAGTGTTGTATGCCACACCAGCAAAGGTTCTTTCTCTACGGATATATTGACCATCCTTGGTCAGCATGGTTGCCACAATCTGTTGCATTGGCACACCACCACGCTTGATGGCTTCTGCCAGCTCTGCGGGTTTGTCTACTGCCAGCATCATGTTTGTGCTGGAATACAGATCCATCACATCTGGGCGCTTAGCGTAGGTAGCCGATGAGAAGAATGTGCCAAAGGCATTACGTACCAGATTGCGTACGAATCCAGCACGACCAGTGGTAAGGCTCTCGCCCTTCTTGGCAGCCTCTTTCTGATCCTTAGTCCTTGCTTGAGTTTCACCAGCGCCACCAGCGTTGTGCGACTCATCAAAGATCATGTAGTTGCCTAGGCCAAAACTGCTAATAAAGTTCTGGCGTTCTGTGGCTTTTCCCTTGACGTTCTGGAGCTGGCTATAGGTAGTAAAGATTACCTTGTAATCGCCAAGGCTTTCCTTATTACGCATCTCTTCCATCATGCCATCGAGCGCTTTACCAGTCTTAGGAGCTTTCAAAGTCAGGTTGATTTCCTCAATCTGATCGCCTTTCTTGCGGAGAAGCTGATAGGGAATGGATTCGCCACCGTTGGTGATAAATATCTTAGGCTTGGTTGTATCTAGTCCAAGCTCTTTGGTCATGCCGATATCGTCTAGATCTCGGATCATGTCGGAATATAGGTTTGGCTTCTCGGTAACAAAGATCGGGATCTTGTCGTTGCGCAAAGCGTAACGAATCATTGCAGCCACTACACGACCTTTACCAATACCAGTCTGGTCTCCAATGATGAAGCCCTTACCAGCCTCAGCGTTACGGATGGATAAGGCTAGAGCATCAATCTGTTCTGCGGAGAAGTCCTCACGCAGTGTCTCAATATCCATGCTCAGACTGTCTGCAACATACTCATCAATGTTGCCCATTTGATCTTCGACCTTCTCAAGCGATTGCTGAATCGAATCACGCATCGCCCGTGGCACTAGCGTACCAACGGATGTAGCCTGAGAGCTTGGCTCGTAGGTAGCCTGTTGCTCGGTCTCGACCTCTTCGCCTCTGCGCTCTACGAGTCCAGACTTGACTCGCTCACCTGAGACAACGCTAGGTCCACCCAGTCCGCTAGGTTTACGTTCTTCAGGGACTCTTCTGCCAGTAGGTTCGACTCCTTCACCTCTTGGAATGGGTTCTCCTTCAACTCTGCCACGTTCAGATACGTCAGTAGGTTTAGGTTGTTCTGCACGAGGTTCTGCCCTAACTCCGCTGGGTTCTCCACCAGTGGTAGGTCTAGCAGCCGACACGCCTGTAGGCTCGCCTCCTCTGGGTTCTCTTCGTTCTGTGCCAGCTGGCTCACTCGGTCTGACAGCGCCTCGACCCACTGCTTGTGGTTCACCTTCCCTAGTGGCAGCCTCACCGAGGTCAGCTCTGGCGGGGCGCTCAGCCCCTCTGGATACCATGCGACTAGCTTCATCTAGCTTCTCCTTTAATTGCTCATATGAGCTATATATTTTTGGAAGATCAGAAGTAGGTAATTCTCTTTCTGATTTACCATCACCATTAATCACAATGACATCTACAGGGTATGCAGCCCCCTGTTTCTTATATAAATCACCAGCCACGGTGAAATGGTCTACTACGTTGTATTTGTTGTAGAGATTAAAATAAAAATTACGTTTGGCTGGAGAGCGATACCCCTCTCTTCTGCCATCTTCGTTTTGTGCAAGAACACCGCCAACGATTAAAACAGCCTTACCATTTGTTGGCTTCATGTTCTGTAAAGACTTCATTACGATGGCATGGTCTATTTCTCTGGTTTTAAACCCGTCAACATCAAAGTTTTCTCCAGTAGATCCAAACGGAGGATTCTCAATAACAACGTCTACTAAAATTGCTTCTTGTTTTAAAGCATTACCAATAGTAACTTCAGCTTTAGGGAAAACCCGTTTGAGCATTTCAGCACGGGTAGCGTTTAGTTCATTAACTGTAACGCTGTTAGGGTTAGCTCCAATTAGAAGCATCCCGTTACCAGCAGTCGGTTCATAAACAGTATTGTTTTGATTAATTCCAGCTAATTGGCTGGCAACATACGCTAATGGAGCTGGGGTAGAGTAAGCCTGTTCTCTAACGCTGGTAGAGGTACGGACTGCTAAATTAGGCTGGCGATTATATAAACTTATCAAATCATCATAGATCTGATCTGGTTTCTTATTGCTTTGCACAATATCACGAGCAGTCAATACGATGCCTACCTCAACGGCTTCGTCTGCCTCTTTTGCCTGTGCAGTGCCAGGTTCTATCTTCTGACCTGTAATGTTGGTAATAAACTTACGGGCTTCGATAATGTCCTTAAATCCGTTGCCATCCAAAAAGTGCTTAGAGATGTCCTCGGCAATCTTAAACTTGCCACTTGGATCCATCAGATCAACAGCACCCTCAGTGGTGTCTGGTAATTCAGCCTTTTGGACTTGCTCGTAGGTATCCATGTCATCTACCAATGACTTGGCAGAGGGGTCATCACGGACAGCGTTGTACCACTGTTTGAGGTATGGCTTAACTTTATCGCCCAAATCAGCAATCATTGCCTTAGCGTAAGCTGCAAAGGTACGAGCACCCTTCTCAATGTGATAGCCAGACAGGGTAATACCATCAATCAGGAACTCTGGATCTATGCCTGAGTTCAGACGATTGAGCTTGGAGCGTAAGCGGTTACGAGCTTTGGTCGCTGCATCCTCAGTAAATATCTTATTGGGCGTGACCTGAATAGCTGGTGCTTCTTCTTTCTTTGGCAACTCGACTACTGTTTTAGGAGGCTGCAAGAAAGCTGTGAGCTTTTTCATATCATCAGATCCAGCAAACGGACGGAATGATGATGTAATACCAGCTTCGTTAGCCTCTTTTGAAACAAATACCTTGCCGTTTTTTTGATTTATTAATCCAGCTTTTTCTAACTTATTAAGTAATGGCTTTGCAGAATCCTTATAGCTTAAACCGTTACCAGCCAGGACTATCTGAGCGGCAGCATTTATTTCATCAATATTAAATTCTTGAGGAATAATTTTGCGAACTGGTTTAGCAGCTTCCGCAGCTTCTTTCTTTTCAGCCTGACGCTGGCGATTAATCTCTGCTTGAGTTAAGGTTGGAGTTACTGGCTTTGCACCAGGCTCTCTAATAATTACCTTATTGCTTACTTCGCTTGGCTGGAATCCAAACTTGCCATAGAATTGAGATAACTGTTCAGCTGTCATCCCGCCTTCTTCAAGCTGGGCTGGCTCACCATAAATTGTGTAGTTGTTCTTATCAGCAACTTCTATCAAATCTTTAATGGCTTGAGTAGCTTTACCCTGTTTTCGCTGATCTTTATCTACACCAATGAAGTGCCAAGTTATTTGATTTGATTCGCCATAACCTAACATTGGTGAACGATTAGGATAATTTGGATCAGCAAATACAATTTCGCCTGGATTAAGAGCTAGACGAACACCATCTTTTTCAATGGTTCTGTACTTCTTGCCACCCTTAGTTTCATAGGTGCGTGGATTATCAAAGCCAAGAACTTTGTATCCCTTGTCTGCCATATCAACAAACAATGGGAAGGTTAATTTTTCACCCTCATCATCAGTAACTGCTTTACTTGGAGCGCCAGATGGCATGCCAAGAGTTTCTTTAACTGTATTTAAAGTTTCTTGTGGCGTTGCACCAATTTCTAAATCTAGTTCTTTAGCAAGTGGATTTACATTTCTTGCTGTAACTTTTGTTGGATCTTTCTCAAGCTCCTCTATTGCGCCTCTAATCCTAAATGCTTGCTCCGACTTTAAATCTATTGGTTCCTCGGCTAGAGCCTCTGCTACCTCTGGCTCACGCACTACTTCTTCGGCAACTGGCTCAGCTACTGGCAACGCCATGAGCTGGTCTGGCGTATAGGCAGCCAACTCATCTACGCTAGTGATTAAGCGTGGGCGGTTCTCATCTTGCTCTAGGAAGCCGTAAATCTGTTCGCCATTGGATAGCCGTTGCTCTGCCTCCATGCGAGATGCAACAGGCTCGCCACGTTCTTGGATATTGGAAAGCAGTTCTTCATCTACGGGTGGAGCAACTTGGGGGGCAGCATGTGGAGCTTGGATTAACTGGCTAATCTCTTGCTGAATTAGGTTCTGGCGCTCATTAAATATCTGTAATTCTTCTTCGGTCAAATTGGGATCGAGCTTGCGTTGCTCAATCATTTGGAATTGACCCTCTAAGTTTTGAACTTGACTAGCGACTTCTGGTGCTAAGCCAGCGGTCTGCAACAGCATTGGTGTAGGCGTAGGTGCTACTCGTGGTGCTGGTGCTATAGCCTCTATCTCTGCTTCCTCTATGGTTGCAGATGGAGCAGGTGTAATGGGAGGGGTTACACCTGGGGCAGGAGGAGCTGCTGCGGCTGGAGGAACGCCCTCACCAAGATCCAAACGCATCTGCGCATCAATATCAGCTTGAGTAGGTGCTTTGGCTGCCTTCTCTGCCTCTTCCTTGGTCTTGGCTACTGCGCCACGGTATGCACCTGGACCAGCGCCACCCATTGCACCAAGGACAAAGTTAGCAAAGGACTCTTCGCCAATCTCTTTGATGACGGCTTTGTTGATACCTAGGTCTTTGGCAATGCCTTCTAGGAACTCTTGTGTACCTTCTTCTGCTGCGCCAGCTGTAGTACCCAGTGCTATACGACCAAGGCGGTTCTTGACTGGACCAGTCATTAGCTTGTCAAACTGACCAGTAATTAACTTACCAGTAATAACGCTACCAAATGCCGATACAGAGCCTTGTAATTGAGCTGCATACTCTGCTGCTTTATCAGCAACTACTTGACGGGCTTCTGCTGGATTAACGCCATCTTCAACCATCTTCTTGAAGTATGGGCTGGACTGCATTAACTGTTCATCAGATAGGCTAGAAACATATTTCTGCGCATCTTGTACTGCTTCACCAGCACCCATACCAAAGCCGACTGTACCAACAGCCTTACTGCTTCCTCTGGTTACGACTGCTGTAGTAATGATTGGAGCTAGAGAGCCTAAGACCTGAGATCCTTGTAGGGCATAACCCATGAAGGATGGGTTCTTACCAAAGGATAGGTTCTCAACACTGCGATTCTGGATAGCCTCTAACAGGTTTCCTTCTACCTGAGAGTCTGCAATAGCCTGTTTACCAGCTGCTGATACGCTTTCACGGAAGCGTTCTGATACTTTCTCTCCTGCATCTGCCAACTGAGATAAGCCAGGAATACGAGGCAGTCCAGAGATAGCACGATCTACAGCAATCTGTTCTTGCGTTTGGCGTTCTTGTTGCTTCTCAAAGGATTCGCCAGTAGCGCTCTTAATAAACGCCCTAGCGGTATTGGTAAATAGCTGGGCTGGACCCTTCTTGACAAGCTCTTCGGCAAAGGTCATTGGCCCTACTTTAGATACAGGAGTAATCCCCTGTTGCTCGACTACTTGGCGGGGGACATTACGGATTGCAGATTCAATACCTAATGGGATGGCTGCGGTAGGACCAACAGCCCCAGCAGCAATCATCTTGGCTGGATCAAGGATCTGGCTAGGCTCTTCCTCTTGCGGTGTTAGATACTTGGCAAACGGATTTTCGGGAGGCGCTTCAGCTGGTTGTTCAACGTATTTTGCAAACGGGTTGACGTTCTCAGGCTTAGTCGCCATGGTTAAATCCTCGAATTTTATTTGCCTAGCGCTCTTTGCGCTGCACCAGGACCAAATATAGCATCAAATTGAGCTCTTGTTTCAGCAGTATCCATATTTTTTAACTGTTGGACAGCTGCTTTTGGAGGAACTTTAGCAGGTGCACCTGGAGGAGGAGTGCCTGGAGCAGGAGCAGTTGGAGCTTGGAAGCCAAGAGTTTCACGCAGTTGTGGTGATAATTCGTTCATTGCAGCGGCACGAGCATCCCTATTCATAGCGCTAGGATCGTCTTTGTACTTCCTGTAGTTAATACCACCAGGTTTAGCTGTATCTTTTAGATTATCTAAGGCATTGTTAAATAAGCTGTTATAGGCAGTCTGCGCTCTTGTAAAGTCTAGCTGTTTATTCCTAGATGCAGTTTCTCCACGAGCAGCGGCAGTAGCCTCAGCCGAAGCTCTACGCCCAAGCATCTGACCAAGGGCAGTCTGTTGAGATCCCAAAAGGGCAGTCTCACGAGCAAACTTAGACTTCTCACGCTCACCAGCCTGTTGCAAGAGTAACTTGTTCAGATCACTCTGTTCACGCTGAGCCTGTGAATAACTTCTAAGTCCCTCAATACCACCTAGTCCTAGGTTAGATAAGGCGTGTTGAGATGTACCAGCCATTGTTCCAAGACCAGCCATAGCTAATGCTCGATATGGAGCTGTCTTACGAATGTTTTCTATTTCTGCTCTTGTTTTAGCTTCCTCAGCCTTTGATTCTGCATAAGGATCACCCTGTTCTAAAGCCTTTTGCCGTCTCTTAATGTCTTCTAGCATTAAGTCTTCGTAGGCAGCAAACTTGTCTTGAACCTTATTTCCCGTGGCAAACGCTACAATCCCGCCACCAGCCATTTCTTCTGGAACCATATCGCCTGTAGCAATGCTGGCAATACCAGAACGCAAAGCAGGAGCCATGATCTGATCCGACTCAGGATTCATAGCCATGCGTCTACGAATCATTAACTGTCTTTCAACCATGTCTACTTCTAAAGGCGTTAGACCTGGATTTTCTAGTAGCGCCTCTAACTGGTCAGTAGTCATCGTTTTGATGTCACCGCCAGTAGCATAGGCTAGACCACCTTTTGCCATTTCTTTAATTTGACCGCCCTTAGCCTTAAATCCACCTGACATGCCATAGATACCAAGGGCAGACATACCTAAGCCGCCAAGCTGTGAGGCTGCACTTGGAGGTGCTGTGTATACCTGTTGGGCGGCTTGAGATAAAGGAATACCACGAGTCATATCAGACATAAATGCCAATTGCTGATATGGGTAGTTACGCTGCTTGAGGAAGTCCTGATACGCCAAATCCAGACCCTGCTGAGCCTGAGCTTGCTGAACAGCTCCTACGTTTTGTAGTCCTTGATTAATTGCTTGCTGTTGTCCAAACTGAGTTTGACCAAGCTGACCTAGAGCACCAGCGCCTTGGAGAGCCTGTCCGTAACCCTGTAGTCCAGCAGTCGTACCAAACTGTTGAGCCTGTTGAGCAGCTTGGAAAGCATTCTGCGTACCAGTGGCTTGAATGTTAGCCATCTGTTGCTGGAGATTGCGATTGCGTTCTTGCTCAGCCAATACTTGTCTTGCACCACCATAGGTTCCCTGACGGGCAGCACCAAGATTTGCACCAATGTTACGCATCTGTGCATCTCGGAACGCTTCATTCTTTTGAACATCAACAACATTCTGCATATAGGGAGACATATAAGCAGCAGTCGCATTTGGATTAGTAGCCATGTTGCGATAGTCTGCCCCTGCGCCTAATGATCCTAAGCCAGCTGCTCCAGCCATGGCAGTTCCTGCGCCAACCTGACCAGCTACCTGTTGATTCGTTATATTTTGGAATGCCCGTTCTTGCGTAGGATTAAACCCAGCAATTCTCTGACCACCATAGGCTTGATAGGGGTTCTGGTTAATGTCTGTAAGAGCCTCAGACTTACCAAGCATGGTCTCTACATATGGACGAGCATACTCAGGGATAGAGGTTTGAGTAACAGTCTGGCTTGCTGGGGGAGGACTGCCGCCACCACCGCCACCGCCCTTACCACCGCCACCACAGATGTATCCACCACCGAGCTTACGCTGGGTGACGCTATCGCCTAGGGGCTCACCAAAGGCTTCTAACTCTCTACGAGACCAATTCTGTTTCATGTTTTACACGCTCCCTAATCCAGCGACAGTCAGCTTTATTCATTTCTAAAACTACCAAATCTCCACCGTCATCATGCATACCTTCCAACCGCACAACCTCGGTAAAGCCTAATTTCTTGTCATAATTCATAGCCCTAGTATTAAGACTATTAACTATGGCAATTATCTTTTCTACGCCTAAATAGTTAAAAGGAAAATCAAACGCTCCAAATAAAAGTCCTTTTGGGGTGTACGACTCTACCAAGTTAATAACGTGCATCTGGCAAGTCTTTCCTATAAAAGCCGTAAACCCTACTACCCATTCAATTTTATTCTCTTCATCTACCCAAAACAATGCTTCTAAATCACCGCAAGGTTGCACCCCAACATGTTCAAGCAATATCTCTGCTGCTCTTTGCTTGGCTTCATATGACTGGGCGCTCTGTAGCATTTATGCAGGAAGATACTTCTCAGCTTTAATTTGCTTACCTTGTTTCTTATTACCTGTTCTAGCTTTACGAACCTTATCCATCATGGCATAAAGACGCTTGGCGCCAGCATCGGTAGAACCATTACCTAAATGACTTACTACATCCGCTGGAACAACAAACTCCCCATCAGCCAATCGTGCTGGCTGTTTACTACCGATAACCCCAGGAATAGAATCAGACATACCATCACCAGGGCCTTTAAGCATCCTTCCTCCATCTGAGTACCCTCCTAAACTAGTCATACCGCCAGCTGCCATTGGTTGTGTGTTTGTTTCATATCGATTTGCATTTGGATCAAAACGGTATCCTCCTAAAGAAGGAGCAGATCCCATTGCAGATTGGCTAAGAGTGTTATACCGTTGTGTGCCTTGGTCAAATTGATACTTAGGCATTTGGTTTTGTTCTGCTTGACGCATCAAATTTTCTATAAGTGCTAAGCCACCAAAAGAATATTTCTTTACTGAACCGCCACTAGCATATCCTCCGCCAAATAAACCTTTTTGCATATTGCCTTCATCCATGCCCATAGCGGAGTAGTCACCGCCTAGCTCATCATCATAATTTCTCATAATACCCCCACCCGCAGCCTTAATTGAGCTACTCGATGGCAAAGGTATATTTGGATTTACAGCTCCAGTTTTTGCTGAGTATGGTTGCAATGCAGCAAAGTCTTGGTCAAAGTAATTACGCTCTCTAGTATCAAGAATTGGGTTTCCTGATGCCTCATATCTGGCTGTGGCATATGGCGATGGGTAGTCACCTGTTGGCGTTATTGGAGTTGAGCTATATTCAAATGGTCGAACCATACCAGGGTCTGGCATTGTTCCTGCCCCTGGTCCCTTTTGTCTGCCACCTAATAAAGATAAGGCTGTAGTTCCAGCTAATCCATAACCAAGCATTTCTTTGCCTGTTAATCCAGCTGCGGTTTGAGCTGCTGGTGCAGTAAATTGCATACTGGCTGGTAATACTGTATTAGCTGCTAATCCTGTATTTGCTGCTGGGGCCATGCCAGCAACAGTTGATCCTTCAGCTACAGCTGCTGCATCTAGAGCTGCTGCTTGCATTGCTGGGGTTACAGTATTTACTGCGGTTGCTGCTGGTGCTGCTGCTTGACTTGCCAATGCACTACCTCCAGCGCCCGTTGCTCCACCAGCTCCAGTTGCTGCACCGCCAGCACCGACTCCAAACGCATTCAGTCCAAACGCTCCAACACCACCAATAAGACCGCCAGTGAGCATGCTGTTTAGGATGTTTCCATCCCCAGTAACGGCACTGTATAAACCGCCAACACCAGCACCAATAAGTGCACCACCACCAATCGTGGCTGCTACTCCAGTTAGCCCTACGGCTGTTCCAACAGAGGCTGCTACCGCAACGAATGCCATATTATTTTCCTCCCTCTAATAGAGGTTTTGAGTTATCTACACACATATTTTCCAGCTTTTCTATATCCGTTTCAGGGGTTGAATAGATATTTTGGAAAACTACGGTTTCTATAATGTAAGCCACTTTCCTGCCTGGCTTCGCCATAAATGTCATAGGAGCTACTAATTCTTGGGTTGTGCCATCTTCTAACAGGATTCTCATCCGACCCGAAACCATATTGCATAGATGCTCCATGCGATGGTGTTTGCCAATAATCAAGGCTCCAGCTGGCATGGTCACTTCTTTAATATAGATGTTGGGTCCAAAATGATGCTTCTCTTCGCACTGAATTTGAGGCTGGGCAATAGCAGCTTCGTATAAAGTATTGACCTTCTGCTCTAACAGAGAGGATTCTTTAGGCTTCAGTGCAACTACAGTCATATGTTTGCCTTGAACTTATACTTTGGATTGTCAGACCGCATGACCTGAGCACCTAACTGTTGGAACATTTGGATTGTGATGGGCGCTGGAATGGAATCATATACTGTGCTAATTCCTTTATCTTTTAAGAACTTATAAAAGTACTTCATATCATTAGCCAAATCCTTCATAGTTCCCACTGTGAAGAAATGGATCTGAGCTACGCCTTTTCCTAGTGGCTTAAACCCCATAACCGAACTTTCAAACGGAATTAATTCAAGACCATTTTCAATCTCTTTCTGGACACCAGCCATTGCTTTGTCTACGGGTAAACCCTTATTTTTAAAGTAATTAGCAATTACTTTCATTATTTGGATTTGCTTGATATTCTCATTGGCAGCGGTCAGTCCACCTTTTGCCATGCCTTGTGGTGGGGTCATGGTCTGTGGCAACGCAGCTTGAGGCGCACCAGCTGGTCTCGACATTATTTGAGATTGATAGGTAGGCGTATCTATTAAACTGTCAAAGAAGCTCATGTGGGCCTCATATGGTTGGATTGATTGAAGTTTATCATTATTACACCGCAGATACAAAGGTTACGGTTAAGATTAATGATGGAGAAACGGGGTGGACTGGGGTTGTTCCTGCGGGGAAAGTCGCTAAAACCGTATTGCCCGTATCTGATGTCCAATAAAACTCAAAGTAATCTCCAGCCGCAAACTGATCCACGTAGTTCCAAGCCGTAATTTGGCTACCAGGAGTACTTCCATGTTTAGCGTTAACCTGCTGTAAACCAGCGCTATATGGCACGTCTACCCCGTTTTTTCTAAGCCAAATCGTGACGTTATCTTCTGAAGTTGTAAAGTTTAAGAGCTGTACGCCAAATTGAATGTTATAAAACCCAGCATTGGTAAAGTAAACCTTAGAGTCTGGTACGGTGCAAGTTACCCCATTTGAGGCGATTACCGTATCAATAACCATAGATGCTGAAGAACCAGCCGTTACCTCTGCCGCCTCTGTTACTGCTACCCCCGCTGTATGAGCTACGTTAGTTGTGCCTTTAACCCCACGAGTAATTCCTGTAAAGGTCGTAGCCGTTTTGCCTGTGTATTGGATTAGTTCATTCGCAATCAAAATAAGCCCAGCACTTTGAAAGTCCGCCGTAGAAGTTACTTGAATTGGCGTTGTAGATACGTTGCTTATATTAGCCGTTAGCGCAGTTGACCCATTTTGGTAAAAAGACCCATAAGGAAAACTTAGTAAAGCTCCACCTGTCCCTCCAGATAACTCTGTTAAAAAGCCATCTAAACGATTAAAGTACAGCCGTAAGGCGTTCTGAAACTGATCCTGTTGAGCCTGTAGATACTCTGGGGTTGGTAGCGGTAGTGCTGGCGCACGGACGTTATATTTTGGCATTAGCGTCTTCCATCTGGTCTGCCGTCCAAGCGAGGACTACCTAACTGCCACTGGACGTCTAACTCTGTAGAAGCAATTTCAATAGCCATTTGTCTAGCCCTAGCTCGCATAAAGATCTGTTCGGTATACACGTCTACCGAGGTTTCAATGACATTTCCTGATTCTGTATTGCTGTAAGCGTTGCCAGGGAAGTTCCTAGGCTTGATGTACATTGTGACGGTTGGGGTATTAGCAGTTGAACCTGTAAAACTTAAATCAGGAATAATTCGTTTAGTCAAAATAAACTGATCCCCGTCTACCAAATCAAAGTCTGAAGAAGCAATGTAAGACGTCATTGCTGTTGTATTGTCATTTAAACCCTGTTCATGGTTATAGATAATGCTGTCGGATGTAATGGAGGTTGATACGACTAATTGAGAGATATTGACGGTATACGTCCCAATTCCGCCTGTGCCCGTACCTAGGGCAGTAATCGTAGTTCCTATAGCTATGCCTGTACCGCTAATAACGCTACCAACTTGCAAAAGCCCTGCGGAGACTGCTGTAACAGTTAAAGTCGTTGACGAAATAGACCCTGTCACATATGTTCCTGTCAGGGCTTGAGGGTATTCCCTTAGTGATGAATCTGACCACGCAGTGCGGTCTATTGTGCCGTAGTACCAAATCTTTTCGAGGTGGTTGTAGATGATGTAAGCGTTATTAACTTGACTATCTGCTGTGGGATAGAACCACCAAATCTCATTCCAACCTTCATTAGTTCCTGAAATAATCTGGTCGGCTTGATCGTAGTTAAGGTTAGTAAAAACGTGATTTCTGAGGGTGCAAGGCAGAGTCTCTACCCGTCCAGAATAGGCATAGAACTTATCATGCCCCATCCAGTAAGCCGTGTTATTAACAGTAACAACCGCCCGTGGGCTAAGAATAGATATGTTATCAGCAAGCTCTTGAAGGCTAAAAACGTCCGTTGTGCCTACAAACTGCAAAGAATTTAATGTTCCCTCTGTATAAACAAGAATTTCTTGACGAGTTGCTATAGCACAGACTATGGCAGAGCCACGAGAAACCCGCAAAAAACCTGCTGAATTAGTGACTAGCGGAGTCCAAACATTAGGCTGATCTTGGGTTGCCCAACGAATTAATAAAGGATCAAATGAACCCCCTCCATATGGGGTAGCACCAAAACAAAGCAAATGTTTATCGTTCTGAGAAACTAAAATTTGCATTGCTTGTGTTGGTACATCCGCAGGAGCGACTCCGTCTATAGTTGTGGCAGAAAGTAAAGTAGCTCTAGTTGATAAACCACCTGAATATTTCCAATAATAAATGGCTCCGTTACGAATATTGGCAACTAAATCATCATCAAAATTTTGTAAAAACCAATCTCTTTGAGGATTTACAACTGGCGTAGCAGATCCAGTCCCCCATGATCCTGTACCCCAAGATCCTGCACTCCAACCATATCCTATTGACGCATTAGCGTTTCCTACTGGTATTTGAAAAGCAGCTGTAATTGCAGTGCCACCGCCTGAAGCAGAAGATGTAGCCGCCGTTGCAACGGTAATCGTAAAAGAATTAGCCGTAATTTGATCAACAATAAACTCAGTATTAAGGTTTGCTGCTGTAATTCCTCCAACTGCTACTGCACCTGAAAAGGTGACAAAATCACCGTCTAATGCTCCGTGAGACGTAATTGTTACAGTCACAGTTTTAGAACCATTAACAGTCGTAAAACAATTATTGGTTGTTGGAGAAGTAAATGTTGCCCGTATGGGCGTTATGTCATTAAGAATCTGACCCGCTTCAATATAGAGTTTTTTAGACGTCCCTAAAGCTAAGTAGTTATCAGAAGCCGTGGTAATCCAGTTAAAGACTTGCCGACAGATACCCGCTACAACAAACGTTCCATAGCGTAGCCAGCCGCCTAGTTTTTGCGGATAGCCTGAACGAAAACGGATTTTGTCGCACTCGTAAAAACCACCCTCGTTGGTGTAGTTAGTCTGATCCCGATTGACGCCTGGTTTGAATTGTAATTTTTGGAGCATTTGTGCTATACTCCTGTTGAACTATTAATAAGGAGCATATTATGTTTGTATATGTTTGGAAACACAACGACACCCCTTTTTATGTTGGTATGACTAAAACCATCGGAAGAACAAACCCTCTTAATGCTGGCGGCAGAGGATGGCTTTGCAAGCAAAAACTTGAAGAGTTTGGAAGAAAAAATGTAATTACAGAACTTCATGTTGTAGACACCTTAGAAGAAGCCCAAGTATTAGAACGTAGTTTAATTGAAAAATACGGACGAATACAGCTTAATAATGGCACTCTAACAAATTTAAAAGTCGGCGGTGATGGTGGCGGTGGAATGAGCGAAGCTGGTCGTTTGGCAACTAGCAAACGTATGAAGGAAAATAATCCATCTCTTAGACCCGAAGTAAGAGAGAAGCACAAAAAACGTATGCAGGATCCAGATGTAAAAATTAAATTTACGGGTGATAACAATCCAGCAAAACGTCCAGAAGTCCGAGCAAAAATACGTGCTAAATGGGCTGACCCAGAATTTAGAGAAAAGCAAAGACAAAGAAAAATTGGTCGCCCAATACATTCAGACGCTGAAAAAGAAAAACGTAGAAAAGCTCTTTTGGATCCAAGCCATCCAATGAGAAATGCGCACATTATATTAAATACAGATCCTGAAATTAACAAAAAACGCTCTGCTGGTGTAAAAGCATGGTGGGCTAAACGTAAGGCGCTCATATTAACTTAAGAATAAGGCTCGTTCATCGTTCCTGCGGGTTACTAGTCCTTTTAGTACTTTACCGCCAGC